GCTGATCGGATGGCCGTTGAAGTAGTTCTGAATCTGGTTCCACGCAGCGGAGATGTTGCCGGTATCGGCGTTCACCTGCACGGTCACAGGATGCGAAGCGTACCACGCCCAGATCGCACCCCATGCACCGCCCATGTTCCCGATCGCCACGTTCGCCATCGTCGTCACTGGATGCGAGAGGTAGAAGCCGAAGATCGCCGCCCACGTTGACCAGTAGTCACCCGGTACGACGTCAGCCTTGATCTGCACGTTGTGCGACTTCATGAACGAGTCGATCTGACCCCACGCCTTCGTGTAGTCACCAGGCAACGTCTCAATCGTCGTCTCAGGCTTGTTCGTCTTGGCATACTGAATGTTGCGCCCTTGCGGCGTCTTGATGTCGCCTTCCTTGACGTCGACCTCGGTCGTCGGCTTGTTGCTGCCGAAGAAATTCTTGACGCCATTCCAGATCGTCTCTTGGTTCGTCGGCGCCTTGACCTCGGTCGGCACGTCCACCGGGTTCGAATCAGCGACGCTTTGCGCGGTGTTGAGTCCCTCGTGAATCGCCGTCGTCGGATCATCCACGCGCATGCCGTAGTCAAGCGGCCGTTCGTTGACGAAGTTCGATGCCAACTGATACGCCGACAGGAAGTCGCCTTCGTCCATCTCGGCCGTGATCTGCGTGGAGATGTCGTCGGGCAGCTTGTCCATTTCGAGATTCAGCATCTCGAGCTTCTTCATCGCGATCTCTTGGTCCTGCAGACGGATCGCAACCTCGACGTCCCTCGGCGTTTCGTTCAGCGTATCGTTGAACGCTGCGATCGCATCCTCGCTGACGCCAGCAGCGCGAAGCGTATCGTCGAACTCGCTGACCATCGCCTTCTGCGCGTCAGTCACGGCGTTGATGCTGCCGCCCGAGTCCTTGTACACGTTGATGAGATGGTCGCTCATTGCCGTGGCGACGTCGTCGATGGCCTTCAGGTTATCGCGGCCGGCCGTGGTGTTGATGTCAAGGGAGGTCGCGCCGTCCTTGATCTTCCCGTCGGCGTCCTTCCAATTCTCCGCGAGACTAGCGATCGCGTCCTTGTACCCGATGACCGTCTTCGTACCCTCATCGAGACCGGTGGTCGCCTGCAGGGCATCATTGAAGGCGTCGGCACGCTCCTTGGCAGTGTCGAACGCCTTGTCCGCAGTCGTCACAGACTCGGCGAGTTTCTCCATTGATGCAGCGAGCTCGTCGGCGGCCTTCTGCGCTTCCTCGTCAGCCATCATGGCCTCGAGCGCCGGGTCCTTGTGTGCGTCGAGCGCGTCGTTCGCATCCTGTGTGGCGACTGTTGACGCCTGCTGCGACGCGACACTCAGGTCGAGCTGCTTCCCCCAGCGCTCGATGAGCATCTGGTTGTCCTTGTACTGCCCGCTGTTCTTGTCGAGCGCGTTTGCCTGCTCCTTCATGATGTTCAGAACCTGCGCGGCTTGCGCTGGGTTCTGATTGAGCAGCTCCTTGAACGCGGCGTCAAGGTCCTCGATGGGTCGCTTCGTGTCCGACCCCATGAGCTGAATCTTCTTGCCGGCGTCCGTCCACAGGTGCGAGAACGTTAGCGCGTCGTCCTTCGCCTTGGCGATATCGAGGAACGACGACCACGCATCGTTCTTCTTGCCGCTGGCGAGTGCGACGTTCAACTTCTGGACGGCAGTCGACGCCTTCTCGGCAACACCAGTGATCGAGTTGATCGCATCGAAGGCGATCTGCGAGCCGGCAGCCACGAGGCCGAGGCCGGCCGCCGCCTTGCCCAACCCGAGCATGGCCTTCTGCACGCCCGACCCGCTCTGCTGGATCGCCTGCATCTTCGACCGCAGCTGCTGGAACGAGTTGATCATCTCGCCGACCTTGCCGACGGCGAAGAGGACGCCGCCGCCCAGGGCCAGCATGCCGGTACCAACGAGCGCAACGTTCGCGGCGATGTCCTTCACCGGCTGCGGCAGCTTCATGAACATCTGCATCGCATCGTTGGCGGTCTTGGTGACGCTGATGAACGCCGGTCGCAACGAGTCGCCGAGCGACGCCTTCAGGTTCTCGAAGTTCGCTTGCGCAATGCGAGTCTGGTTCGCGAGCGTTCCCGACGTGCGCTGGAAGTCACCCATCGCGAAGTCGAGCTGGTGATACAGCTCGGCCTGGATCGCGAGCACCTTCTGCTGCTGCGTCAGCTTGCCGGTACCGTCGTAAATCTCCATCGACAAGGCGCGGTGCTTCAGCACCTCCTCGTTGAGAACGACGCCGTACTCCTTGATCGGCCGGTACTGGCTACGGAATGCGGCGGAGATAGCGGTGACTGCTTGCGTTACCGGCGTGTCCTTGATGGACGCCATGTCACCGGCCAACTGCGCCAGACCCGTCGAGAACTGCGCGAGCGCCGGGCCTTGCATGCCGACAGCACGGCCGAAGATGCCAATGCTGGCGGCCGCCTTCAAGGCCGCCGTCGTGCTCAAGCCCATCGACTCCGCTGCCCCACGAGCGAACTTCTCGATGGCTGGCGCCGACGAACCGAAGACCTGCTTCACGAAGTTCTGCTGCTCAACGAGCGCAGACGACGCCTTCGACAATCCGTACAGACCAGTCGCCAACTCCGTCGCACCACGGAGCATTGACGCACCGAAGTTCTTGACGTCGGTTGCCGTGACCTTCTGGATCGACTTGCCGGCGTTCTCTGCGGCGTCTCCGACCTTCTTGAGCGTGACGCTCAATTGGTCGTTCGCCCGCATGTTGATGACGAGGTCTTCGGTTGGCATGATGTTACTCCTCGTCGACGTTCAGCATCTTTATGACATCGTTCATCGGCATGGCCATGACCTTCGCGAGCTCGCTGGCAAGGTCGCCATCGCCGTTCTCTTCACTCGCCGCCAGCACGGCAACCCAGGCGATGAGCTGTCGCGGACCAACCGTCGGTTCGACCTGATCCCATCGTGCACCATCGATCACTTCGGAGACGGCGACGAACTGGCCGGCCGTGATGGTTGCGGACGTGTGCTCAGTTCCTGACGGGAGCGTGATCTTCCATGCCATACTCGAATCGTACCTCAGCTGCTGGCACGGTAGCCAGCACCATTCAACGCGGCAGTGATGGCCTTGATCGTTTCCTCGGGCACGCGCTTCTGAATGTAGCGGTATGATTCATTACGAGCAACGCCCCAGAACACTGCTCGACGCGAGCCGGGGTGGTGCGTCACTTGCGCGTAGACGACACGACCATCACGACCGGTGTACTTCAACCAGCGTCGACGACGTGGGAAGATCGTATGGGATGACGTCCGGCCACCGATGTCGGTGTTGTCTCGGATGCGCCATGGGCCCTTCTGGTTGATGTACATCATCGACGTCGTCTCGGTGTCGACCTGCTTGAACTGTGCGTCGAGCTGCGCCTTCGAGCGGTGGTGCGAAAGCCGACGATCGCCGCCAGCTGCTGCGCGGGCTTGGTCGCGGAACCGCGGAAGCATACGACTCTCGGCCGTACGGAACGATGCCTTCCGCGCCTCTCGCACGTTGTTGCCGGCCTGCACCAGCTTACCGCCCAGCTGCTCGATCGATGTCGACGTACCCATCACGCTCCTGGTAGGGTGTTCATTCTTGATTCAGCCTGTCTACCCTACCTGACCCCCTGGTACGAGACCAACGACTTGATTCCCTACCAAGCCTCGGTTCAATACGTCGGGCTTCAGGGCCAAGCGAGGGAGATCACGACGAAGACAACGCAGGCGACCACGATGAGAGCGACGCAAACGTTGACGCTCACTTGCCCTTCGTCTTGATGCCTGGGTACTTCGCCTTGACCTTCTTCGCGACATGAGCGTACGTACCCGAGGTCCCCGACTGTGCGGCTCGAGCAAGCGCGTTGCGAGCTCGAGCCTTCGTGTTGATCGGGTACGCACGTTTGGACGGGTATGCGAACGACGACGACTTCAGGCGCTTGGTGCCCTTGGCCGTCGACTTCGTCATTCGCTTACGGGTTGAACGCCTTCGAGCAGCCACGGGACCCTCACGAGCTGTGACACCGCACTCAGCGGCTCTGCGAATTGATCGTTCTCCGCCTCAGCTGTCGGCCACCCCAGCGTACCGTTGATGGTCGACAGCGAGTTGAGTTCCTCGTCGTAGCGGAACTGCATCACTCGCCGGGGCCGCCCTCAGGCGGCGGCGTACCGGTGACCGCGACGGAGATGGAGTTCGATGTACCGAAGGCGTTGCGGACATCAACATCGATGTCACCAGCGAACGTGGCCTCGGCCGTGAACGTGAGCTCGGTGTCCGAGACGACTGTCGTCGGCATCGCACTCTCGTCCTGGTACACGGTACCACCGGTGAAGCCGGTACCCGTCACGGTCATCAGTGTCGGGACACCCGTCTCGAACGTCATCGGAACGATGCTCGATATCGCTGGCGGATCGGTTGGACGCTCCTCGCCGGGCACGGGGTTGAAGCCAACGCTGCCGACGGCCATCACGAGCGCATCCTCATCCGGCAGACCCACGTACAGGTACGGGTACGGATCACCCGGCTCGACGATGACTGGCGGTGTCCCGTCCTTGGCCGCGTGGCGGGACAGGACGTGGTCCAGATCAATCGTCACGCTTCACCGTCCAGGACGGCTGAGCGTCATCATCGACGGCGTTGCCGTCGGGACCGACGTTCGGTTCGTTCTCGGCGCCCTCCGGCCAACCCAGCGAGCCGACCTCGGTGGCGAGAGACGTGTCTTCGCCCTCCTGCTCGGTGGTGTCGACGTCGCCGAGCGAACCGACGACCGTTGCTACGGTATGGGCGTCCTCGTCGATCTCGAACTTCGACTCGTCGATGGGATCGGTGGTGGTTTCATCAGACATGGTTGCCTCCTTGTGTACGACTCTACTACGGGCCGACCGCTGCATCCACTACGCAGACAGCGATTGGCAGGTCCTGATCTACGGGTGCTCGTTGGTGCACGGAGATGATTTCGATGTGGTAGCCGGTCGGACACGTCGGTCCTGGTGCGCCTTGCGGTCCTGGTACGCCTTGCGGTCCCACGGGGCCGGGTAATCCGGTATCGCCCGTGGCGCCAGTCTCGCCTGTTGCGCCAGTTGCACCGCGCGGTCCAGACGCTCCTGCCGGACCCGCTGGTCCTTGCGCTCCCGTCGCGCCGGCAGGTCCCGGAGCGCCCTCCCCACCAACGGGCCCAGGAGGACCGACAGCACCGTCCATGCCGTTAACACCGTCACGACCATCCGCACCTTGCTCACCTTGCACCCCCGTGAATCCTTGGAACCCGCGTTCGCCTTGCGGCCCCTGCGGGCCGGGCGGACCCTGCACGCCTGGCGGCCCCTGATCGCCGCCTTGATCCAGAACGGCTGCAGCGGTGGCCATCGTCAGACCACCGCTCAACGCGAGAAGGATGCACGCAATACCGATCACTCATGCCTCGGGACGGGCGTCTCCGGCGGTTCAATTCCGTGCTCGATCATCAACTGCGATATCTGCAACATGAACTTGCGCAGCTCCAGGTAATCGTGCTGCAAGACGTTCAACTCCTCGTTGATATCGTCGAGCTCTCGCTGCATGATGCGGCGATCGTGCCGGCGATACTCGCGGATGACGAGTGCAATGCCGCCAGCTGCTGTGAGTATCGCGGCGATGCCGGTAAGGATCGCGTCGATACTCACGCACTACAGTACGAGCCAGCTCAGACTCAGGCTCGCAACGGCAAGACTCAGCAGAACCGGCGCGAAGGGCGAGGCGTCAGGACGACGAACGGCGTAGAGGATAGCCGCCAGCAACGCGAGGATGAGGGCGACGAGGAAGAACACATCGGCGGTGCCAGTGTTCCCGGTGGCTATGTCAGCAAGCATGATGACTCCTGTTCACGCGCCGGGTACGGGACCCAGCGGAATTGGTCCAGTCCATCCGATGCCCCACTCGAACGTCATCTGGAAGATGTCGCCGTACCGACCACGGGCAAAGACGTAGATGCCCTGATCGTCAGGACGGATCGTCACCGACGGGGAACCGTCCCACTCGCCGGGAAGCAGCTCCCATTCCGTCCAGCCGTCTTCGTACGTAAATCCGCGGTGATACAGGAGGTGATCGTTGGTGCCGATGACGAACTGGTCCAGCCGGCCGTTGTTCGTCCATGCCGTTGCGGGTGTCCCCATGTCGTCGTCCTCCTGTGGTGGCATCGGTCCTGGTCCGCCGCTCGCTCGAGCCACGCACTCGTTCTTGATGTCGTCAAGGTTCCATGTGCCGCTGCTCGTTGAACGAGTCGGCACCCACGGACCTTGCACCGCTTCCGCTGTAGCGGGATCGATCTTGCGGGTCGGCGCCCAGGCGTTGTGGGTGATGACGTCGTCTGGCTGATTCCCGAAGTGTGCGTTGAGCGCATTGCTCGCCTTGAAGTAGGCGTCGATCTGAGCGACCGGCCACGCCTCGCCGACGCCGTTATTCGCGACCTCGATGTTCCAACAGCCCGTGTTACCGGAGTCGAGTGCGACCTGACCACGTGAGAAGTTTGCCGGTCCGCCCTTGCCAGCACAGTTCGAGGCGCCGGCTGCAACGGGCCACACAACCCCATCGCGGGCAATAGTCATGTTCCCAACCGGCGCGTCGTCGCAACCATGGCACTGCCACGACAGATCGTTCTCGATGGACGTCTTGCTGGCGGTGTGATGCCACACGATTCCCTTCGGCGTTGACGAGAAGCCGCCCGAGCTACGAGCTCGCGATTCCCATCCAGCGTTCTGAGAGTTGACGCCGGTCTGCACGCCGGCATCGGCCATGATGTCGAGAAGATTGTCGTAGTAGATGCCCATCAGCGATCGGAACCTTGCCTTCGCATCCAGGTCAGCAGCGCAGTGATGATGCTGATGAGCTGCGCCTTGTCCTCGTCGTCGAGGTCATCCCAGTCGTGGCGATCTACTCGCCGGCTGAGGTTCGCTCGACGGCGAAGGTCCTGCAGCTTGATGGCGACCTGAACGGGATCAGCCGGCTCGGTGTCCAGTGCATCATCATCGTCGAAGTCGCCGAAGTTGCTCATGTCGGGATAAGCCCGCCGGGCAACGGCACGAACGGATGCGCTTGCACAGCGGCGGTCAACGCCCCATCGGTGATGACGGACTCATCGCCGCCGGGGTTCGGGTTGTTTGCCGCCAGCGCGCTAGCGTACGGCGCCTCAACCGATGGGTCGGCAGCAATGGCCCAGCGCATCGTGTACCAGGTGACGTCGGCTTGATCAACGCCTTCCTTCGCGTATGCTGCTCGGACACGGTTGCCGAGCACCTCATCGTTCGTGCAGGTCGCAATGGATGCAAATGACATGTCGTCCCTTTCTTACGGGGTGCCCGTGCGTTGAACAAGATACGTGCCGCCGGACGAGAAGTACACGCTCACCCCGGAAGTCTCCGTATCCGTCCAGTTGAAGTACGTACTGAACCCGGCTTGTTGTCCAGCGGCCACATCCCAAGCGTGGCAAATGGAAACGTTCCCATACATGGCAGCGTGAGCGTATTGCTTCGCGAGGTTAAACGTCGGACCGCCGTTTGCCGGCAACAATATCGCAGAACCAGCAATACCGCAGCCTGAGTAACCGTACGAGAACGTTGCCCAGACAGCCATCCGCACAGGAAACGCATACGGCCCCAATGCCGTAACACCAATCGTGGCTTGTCCGATATATGGCGTGTTCCCACCCGCGTGCGACCACGGACCAATGACTTCGTTCCGCTTGCGGAGCATCTCGTCGACAACGTTGTTACCCCACACTGACGCGATCGGCTGTCCACTGACTACATGCGGTGGCAGATCACCTGCGGACATGATTCCTCCTCGATTCGGATCGTACCAGGGTGATCGTGCTCATTGCCAGGTCACGCAGTAAGTGAATAACGTAAACTACCGAAGTTGACGAAGTCACGAGCATCACCGGCCAAATCGTGACCAGACTTCACCTGCGGCGTTAAGACGCCGGTAGCGTTGATGTTAAGTTGAATCGGAACACCGCCCGCCCCAACCGCCGGCATGTTCACGGGATACGGCGGTCGAGCAGCCGTCGGCACAGTTAACGCTGACTGTCCCATCACGCCGCTATTAATCACCCCGCGCCATTGGATTTCGTCCCCAACCTGACGCCATGCAAGTGGCGCTTGCGGAGCAGCAACCTGTAACCATCCGTTAACGAGTAACCCCGAAACTAACGTCCATGGTCCGGTCGCCGCGGCAGGACCAGCTGGTCCCTGCGCGCCGGTATCGCCCTTCGGTCCTTGCGGGCCTTGCGCGCCGGCTGGACCCGTCGGGCCCGGCACGGTTGACGCGGCGCCGGTTGCACCGGTCGCGCCAACATCACCCTTGACGCCTTGTGGTCCTTGCGGGCCGGTTGCACCGGTTGCGCCGGTTGCGCCAGTCGCACCCGTTGGTCCGGCTGGCCCCGGCGGTCCCTGCGCACCACCGGCCGATGCAATCGGATGCAACGTACCAGCCCCAACATAGTACACCGAACTCGTAGATGTCTCAACGACAAGTGTGCCGTCGTAGAACTTGGTGGCGTCGACCTCGTTCTTGTTGGTCACGAAGATGGCGAGGCCGTACGCGTCGGGATCGGGAACGGTATGCAACGTGAGTCCATCGCCGGCACCGGCGATGTCCCACATCGTCTTCGTGATCACACCCATACGCCGCTATCCCAATAATCGAAGTCCCAGAAGTTCGCGATGTCGATCTTGTCACCCGGCGAACACCTGACCACGTACTTCCACATCTCGGGCGTCGCCTCGATCCGAATGCCATCGCAAATCTGAGGTGCGTGCACGATATTCGACGCCGGTGGCGTCCTCGTGATGAACAGCGAGTCCATGATTCGCAGCGGCAGCAGCGCATCCCACAACTCATCATCGTGAATCGGGTAGCACTCGAACGAGTTGATGCGGTAGAATGCCTGGGACCGACGAGACAGCTGGAAGTCCGCCAGCGCTTGTACGTAGTTGGCATTGCACAGAACCAGCTGATCCGGCGACCACGGGAACTCGCCGTTAGCGATCACGCTGTCTTGATCGATTGCATATGCCGATGTCGGCGAATCGGTTCCCTGGCTCACGTTGCTCACCAGGACGACGTTGCCAAACTCATGGTCGGCGATGATCGGTTCAATGGCAGCATACGGCAGACCGCTCACGCAGTCATCGCTGAAGCTCGGTACCTGCGCTCCATCGGGGCGAGGCCGGCCGTTCACGCGTTCCTGACCCATGAACATTGCCGTGCCATCGGTGTCGATGAAGAACACGCCACCATCAGACACTGCCGTCAATTGAATCTCGTCGAGTACGGACCTCGAAGTCGCGTAGTTCAACATCGTCGCATTACCCTGTACGAGATGTCGAGGACCATCGAAACGACCACGGTCGAGCAAGCCGTTAATGCGTTCGGTCACCGGTTGATACGGTGTGCCCGGATTGTACTGGCCACCGATATCAACGGCCAACCCGTAGAATGCATCCGTACACTTCAACGCAACCTTGTAGTCGCCGGGCGTTTGTCCCTCGGTGTACTGGTTCACGGTTCCAACGAACAGCGGGTACCGCTGACCCTTCCACTTCGCCGTGATCTCGATGGCAAACCCTGGTCGGATACGTGGATACGCATCTGACGCATAGATCGAGTACAGACCCGACGAGTTGTCGAGTTCCAGATCGAGATTCGCAGCCAGCAGGTTGTCCCAGTTCGACTGACGTCCACGTTCGATCACGAAGCCACGGACATCGCAGGTGACGTCTACGTAGCCGGCTCGTGCATCAGTCCACTCGTTGCCTGGTGGATCGCCATCCCACACGGCCTCGTCCCATGCCGCGACGGGAACGTCCCATGTTGTTGGGTCGCGAATCTCGAGCAGCACTTCGAGTTGCTCGCGCGTCAGAGACGCCTGAGTCATCAGTTGTCCCTTCCGCGCGAGCGCACTCGATCAGGGCGCGCGTCCCGCAACCCAGTCTGCCCCATCCCAGTGCATCTCGCCGGCGGCACCAGCCGTCGACCCCTGCACATACTGTCCCGTCGTCCACGCCGTCACCGGGTTGGCGACGACCGTGGAACCAGCAGCATCGGCTGGCGGTGTGGAGCCTGCCGGCGTCCACGTTCCCGGCGATCCGGCGGTTGCCCCGGTCGCTGGTCCTAAGGGCCCGCTGGAACGGTGATGGCCGGCTTCTCAGCCAGCGGCCACGTTGCGGTTGCAGTGAGCGGCGTTCCAGCCGCGCCGCCGTAGGAGCCGGCGACCAGGCGCACGGTGCCCGTGGCCACGGTGGTGATGGCGTCCGCATCCAGCTGCATGCTGAAATACTTCGTCAGCGTGTCGTTCTCGAAGGCGTACATCGACAGGCCACCTCCCGGCGCCGTCCAGTCCTGCAGCCACGTGATCGCGAGCTCGTAGCCGGTTGCGGCCGGAGACTGCGACTCGGGAGCGCACCACGTAGCCGGAACCGTCTGCAGGTTCGGGGTGGCGTTGATGGCGGCCTCTGTCACCTGACACTCGAAGCCCAGCCCCGACGTGAGGCCGGCTTCGTCGTCCGCGAGTACGAGTACGCCATCGGTGATGGTGATTACGGTTGGAGCTGACATTGCGGTCCTTTCAACAGTTTGCCAGCGGGCAGTTGCCGATGATGACGTACCCGGGGAGCGGGTAACCCATGTCGGTCATAACTTGGTTCTCGACGCGGCTCAGGACGAACCCCATCTGCATTCCCTTCCCGAGCGGCAACAGCAACTCGCCGAGCAGTGCATCGAAGTCGGTGCTCACACCAGCTGGCGACTTGCGAACCTCGTACAGTCGAATGCTCCACTCAACCATTGCGAGTTTCGAGTTGTCGGGGAAGACCATCCTGGGATCGATGATCATTGCCACTGGCGGAACCGGATCATCACGCGGGTACAGCTCCACGTTGATCTTGTACGGTTCGAGGACCGGCTTGATGCAGTCGAACAAATGCTGCCGCTGCTCGGGAAGGGAAACGGTGCTCATGCAAAGGCCACGAAGCGGTTTGCGAGGAGGACTCGACGATACCGTTGCTGTGGCGATGACCCCTGATACCCCTCGATGATGAGATCGGCCTGGCCAATACGCTCAGTGTAGATCGAGCCAGCGTAGTCCATCGAGGCACGGAAGATGCTCTCGGGAACCACACCGGTGAACCGATCGCCGAGCACAGTATTGCCGTAGTCGATCGCAGCGTCGAGTGCCCAGACCAACGACGGGTCAGTCTGGTCGACGCCGGTATACACCGCGAGGTCAGCGATGTCAGGCCATCCGGTGATGGTGGCCCGACCCACGTTTACGGAATGGTCGGACATCAGGCCGGCGGGATGACCTGCACGAAGGCAGTCGACTCGGTGACGAGTCCCGCGAAGTACCCGTAGTACGCGATCTCCCAGCCGAGGAGCTTCGGCTCAACGACTCGCAGCGCACCGCGGCGATCCTCGTACACCTCGGCGAACGAGGAAGCCATGACGATGATCGAACCTGGCGGCAGACCCGGCGACACGACGAGCGGCAGACCGAGGATCGAACCGGCCATCTGCGTCAGGCGCAGCTGACCAGCCGAGTTCATCGGCGAACCGGCAGCCATGATCGGACGACCGGTCGTGTCGGTGATCGACACGAGACGAGCCCACATGTCGGGCGAGCACGCGATCAGGTCCGGCATCCGCAAGCAACCGCTGTAGACGGCGGCAGCAGCCTCGGCGATGGCCGCCAGCCAGTCAGCGGCAGTGTCGGTCGTCACCGTCACAGCCTTGGCGACGTTCGTCACCGTAGCGGCCGTGTGGATCAGACCAGCCGTGACGGCCTCGGTCTGGATGCTGTACTGATCGGCGAGGTCGGTCGTGATGGCGTTCAGCGCCGACGGCTGCGTCCAGTCGATCACCTGGAAGGCGACGTCGATCGCACCACCCAGCGTCATCTTGTTGACGGGCAGCGGGTTGACCGTGAACTTGCGCGAGGGCAGCTCGGTCTTCTGCGCGGTCTGCTCACCGACGATCGTGTGGGACACGACCTTGGGACGCGTGAAGCTCGCACCGTACTGCGGCATGGTGTAGCTGCGGAGCGCCGTGACCAGTGGCCGGCTGGCGTCGATGATGTTGATGACATCGCCGACGATCGGCTCGGGCACGATGCCGGGCATGTCGCCGGTCACCGAGTTCTGCAGAGCACGCTGCACTCGCTGCTGAGCACCGAGGTCGCCTTGGTTGGCGTGGATGATGTCGTGCATGTAGTCGCCGGGCGTCGGCCACTGGCTGCGGATGATGGCGTCGTTCTCGCCACCAGGCGTCACCTGGTCAGGCACGACAACCTCGCCGCGGTGCGAGTTGTGCACCGGCAGGTTGCGCAGCAGTTCGTTCGTCCCGGTGACAGACGTCTCCAGAGCGGCGATGCCGCGGATGCGCTCGTCGAGCGAGGTCACCGTCGAGCGGAGCATGGTGCTGTTCGCCTGCTCGGCCTCGGTGAGTTCGCGGTCTTCCTGCGTGGCTCGATCCTCGAGCGCGCGCAGCTGGTCAACGCTCTCCTGCCAACGGCTGCGGAGAATGTCGATCGTACCAGGCATGATGCCGGTCCTTTCGTGGATACATTCAGCGCGGACGCTGACGGCTGAGGGGTCGACCCTCGTGTCTCGTCGGCTACTCTACTTCGTTCCGAGCGGATCGTCCAGCTGATCTAGCCACGCGGCCAACTCCTGGCGCGCCTTCGGCTCGGGCTTCGGCATCGTAACGTTGATATGAACGTCACTCGCTTCGTCGTCCATGTCGTGGCCAGTCATGATCATGACCTCGTCGTCCTGATCGATGGGTGTCACCGAACGCAGCACGAGCTCATCGGCACCTTGCAGAGCCGGGAATGGCGTGACGCTGATCTCATCGAGCGCCACCTCCATACGCTCGATCACGCCGGCCTGGTTACGTCGGCTCTTGATGTTGCGACCGTTGATGCTGACGCCCGGAATCGCACCATCGCGGATCAGCTCGATGATGTCATCGCCCAGCGAAGTGCGGCTGATCTTTGACGTCATCCACGGACCGTCATCGCGCTCGTGTACCATCGACACCATGCCGATCGGTAGGTTCTGCACGGCATGGTTGTACATCAGCGGCCAGCCTCGCTTGAGGCGTTGGGCCCGACGAATCGATTGCGAGAAGACGCCCCGCTTCCACGACTCATCGTACGGCGCCTTCCCGTCCGAGACGCGGCTGATCGCATCCCAGCTGAACAGGCGCGCATGCAGCGTACGACCCTCCGTGCCCTCGAGCTCGAGCGTGTCCAGCTGGAGCGAACGCTTGATGACTTCGACGTTGCTCATGTCGACTTGGTTCCCTTTCCGTTCAATGAGTCACCGAACCGACCGTGATAATCACGCGGTTGCGGACTCGCCGCAGCAGCGGCCTTCGCTTGCGGTGAGGACTTCTCGGGCTTGCCGCCAGCGTTGACGGCAGCAGGCGGTTCATCCGGCAAGTTGCCGTTGCCGGGCACAAACGGCAGCAACTGCGGTGGAACTTCCTCGGTCTTCGGCGTCTCCATCTCGATGGTGTCCGACGTGGTTTCGAGCTTGTAGTCGTCGACCGGCATGCGCTCCATGACGCGCACCTCTTCGAGCGTGTACACCTTGTTGCGCAGCGCGAGATCGTACGTCCGCATGCGGTTGAGGCTGTCGGCGCGGAACAGCTCCGTGGTGTCGAACCTCGCGTGGACGGTGCCCGGCAGGTCATGCCTGAACGCCTGCTCAATGCGGCTCATCCAGCACTGCAGCGAGAAGATGAGTCGGTCGCGCATCTTCGCCTCGATGTTCTGGTACTCGATGCGACCAGAGCGGTTCCTCAACGATGCGCTGAGGTCCTCGGGGTCGAGGTTGAACATGTACGCGATCTCGGCGATGGAGAACTGACGTGACTCCAGGTACTCGGCATCCTGCATCGACAGGCCGACCTTCTCCAGCTCGACGATCTTCGGGATTACCGCAGGGCGCCGATCATGAGCACTATGTCGTTGGACCCATCGGGACTGCAGGTACTCGGCCTCATGTTCGCTGAGTTCCGGCTTGTCGACTCGCATAACCACGGGCGGGACGCCGCCCGAAGCGTAGGCGCCCGCACCGTAATCCATGAGCTGACGCGTCTGCTGCAGTCCGGCGCGATGCGCCTCGATGACGCCAACGCCAGTAAGCATTCCAGGCAGCATGAAACCTCGTACATGAAACACCTCCAACCACGAGAGTGGTCGATCAACGCCCACGATGTCGTACGTCAGTACGCCCTTCTCATAGCTGACGGTTACGTCGTCGCAGCTGATCGGGATGAGCTGTCGCGGGTTACCCGTCGACTCATCGTAATCAGACTTCACGGCGTAGAAGTTCCCTCGCAGCACAACGCTGGCGGCGCAGCCGAACATCCAGTTGTAATACGAGATGGCCGGCCACGGATCGTTGAGCAGCTGGCGGCTCATGTCGACAGTCGTCGGTGGATTGCCGTCGAGCGCTTGGAGCGGCATCTGCGCGATGAAGCCGGCGATCAGGTTGGTCGCACGCCAAGCAGCCGGGATCGCCAACGTCGCAGCTTCAGCGTCTCCATACACGCTTGCTTCCGTTGGCATGGTTCCATCGGACGACCACGGCAGCGACGACCACGGCCCCCACCACGGTCCGTGCTGAGCCGGCCAGGGCGCCTTGTCAGGCTCACGAGTTCCGCGTGGAATCGTCGAGCGCAGCAGGTTCGCGAGACCCATCGGCTGACTCCTTCTCTCGAATCGACTTGAGCTCACGGAGGAAACCGTGCAGCGCGAACATGAGGCCGAGCGCGATCAGCGCCGGCGGAATAGACCACATCGCAATGCCCACCACAATCAACAAGCCGCCGCCGTACTGTTCTAATACATCCACAGCTGCGGCTCGGCCTTCATCTTCGATGCCATGTCATATCCGAACACAGCTCCAATGGCGGCATCGATGTACCCGACAGGGTTTCCACGATCACGGACGATGCGGGAACCGTGATGATCGACCTTCGGAACACAGTTGGCAATGTGCCGTCGGAGTACAGCGTTTCCGTCGTGATGTACGCGATGCTCCATAACTGCATCCTCGAACCTCTTCGTGGCTTGGACCGCACGCGGCACGGAGTTGGTCGGAATCTCGACAACGGGAATGCCATCGTCGGACCACTGCTGCAGGAGCTGGCCGAGGAAGAACGGGTCGGCGCCGACCTGCTTCACCTTGTAGCGCTCGATGCAGTTCCGCACAGCATCGTCCAGATCATCGTATGGGACGCGCCACATCGGGTCGCGCGGCGGCTTCTCCCAAATGCGAAGCGTACGAATGACCGGAACCGTCTCGAGCGTGACACCCATCAGCGCAACCGAGTCATGCTTCCACGCGCCGTCGATGAACAGGACCATCGGAGTCTGGGCCGCCAGCTCGCTTGCGTCTGCGAGTGTGTCCCAAACGTTCATGTTCATCCAGCCAGCGCTGCGCTTCAGCCAGCCGCCGAGATGAAGCCGCACGAATTCGGCGCGTTCGAGACTGGCGGCCTGGCTGGTCAGAAACGCCTTGTTGATCCAGCCGTGCCGATAGCCAACGTTGAACTCGCGCCATGCTTCCTCGTCGTAGGGATCAACGTCGTGCGGGACGTCCTTGCCGGGCCAGTGTACGTACAGCGACGGGTCATTTGCTCGCTCAGCACGCTCAACCAGCAAGCCGAGTGGCGACGAGAAGTTGATGCCTGGTGTCGTGATGTAGATGGTCATCGACTCTTCACGGGCTGCGGCGCCAGAACTCAGTGCCTCCGGCAGATCGTTCGAGCGAAACGCCCAATACTCGTCCACCAGCGAGATGAACGGGTTGTACCCATGCGCCTGATGGGCGTCCGCCCCAAGCGTCATCATGTACGAGCCAAGCGGTGTTTCGATACGGTTCTTGTAGATGTACAATCGCTTGCGCAAGTCCTTCGAGGACATGGCAAACGCATCCACATTCCGTTTCAAGATGCCAGCCTGAGTGCGAGAGTTCGCTGCGAAGTAAATCTCGGTCCCCAGTCCACGGCTCGTTAGCCCGAAGAGCGCGATCCCCGATCCGATGAGCGTCTTGGCCCACTTGCGGTGAACCATGATGAGCGCTTCGCGGTGCTTCCATGTACCATCCTCTCCGATGGCAAACATGTCGTTCAGGACGGCCCGCTGCTCGGGAACGAGCAGTACGGGCTGGCCTGCCTCGCGGCCACGTGGGTGTCTGCAGAATCGCGCGAGGAACTCGGCGATCGCTGGCCCGTCAGTCTCCACGTGTCCGGTTGAAGTGTGGACGGTTCGTACGCTGAATCTCAGCGAGGAACGTGTCGACGTTGTCCTCGTCGACCTTGTCCCAGTTCTCGAGCCGTACGGCGAACATGAGCTCGCGCAAGGTGATGTGCAGCAGTCGCTCCATGGCGATCATGTGCTTGACCAACGGGTGGCCGACGATGAAGCCGGACTCGAGCTTGTGCGCGATGCCGTCTTCGCTCACCTGCATGCGCCACGCGCCGATGTCAGCCTCGATCAGCTCGTAGCGGTCGATGAGAACGTCGATCGCAACCGTCTTGCCGCTGTACTCAGAGCGCAGCTTCTGGACGATCGTTGTCATGGGGTCGAGGATACCCCGATCCGAGTGACGTAGCCAGCCGAACATGGGAGAGCGCCGGCGAGGGCAATCACCGGCGCTCATTCCCATCCGCCCGAACGCGTCCGCTCGGAGGTGATGCGGCCTTAGTTCATGTCGGTCGTTCTGCTCAGAATCTCGGCAATGATCTCGGCCTGCGTCTTGCCCCACAGTGACGTGATGTCAACGAGGATGTCGATCATGGGTCCGTTCATCTCGCCTGTCGGCCCTTCGCTGTCATCGAACCAGATGTCGCCGTCGCTATCGTACCAGTACGTCCTCGAACATGCGTACTTCGCACCAGCATGATCCGCAGCCGTGATCGTGAGACATTCCTTCACGGCATCACTCCCGCTGAGCGCCATCTCGATGAGGCCACCGGGATGCAGGAACTCTTCGGGAACGTCGCCATCCTTGGCCACGAAACCGTCAGAGCAGATCGCGGCCCAGTACGGGATGTACATTCGAGCCATGACTGCGGCAAGTGCTCGCACAATCTCATTGCGCGAACCAGGTACGATGACCGCTATCGCGTCTGCGTCTTCTTCCGATGGACGATCGCTGACGAACACCATCATCGGAATATCGCGGTCATCGGCGGCAGCTTCCCTGATGTGAGCACGCTTCATCTCGCAGAAGTCATCGAAGATCGACGCAAACATTGCCTCATCCATACACGGCCTCGTCTGCGACCTCGATGGTGAACGCGGTCAACGGTCGATTCGGCTCACCATCAGCACGGACTGGACGCGTCATCGATACACTGCGCCACAGCATCCATGCCTCACCAGCCGTCGAGAACCGCATCGCAGTCTCGATGTCGTCCGTCCACTCCGCGAGCCCTCTGCCGCCAGCGTACTCGGGATCGTACGCCTGCAGGAACATTCCGCGCGGTGACGAGAGTTTGCTCGGGTGCGCGACCTTCCCGGTGAGGTCCGCGCATCTGATCACGATCATTCGAACATGCCCTTCAAGCGATCGATGATGAAGATGGTGTGCCGTGCCTCCGCGCGCTCGTCATCGGATGACGCTACAGCATTCAGATTGAACGCAAGCGCTACCCGGTAATTCTTCAACGCGAGGAACAGAACGGCTGCTTGCTCTAACGTGAGCTCGCAATGCACCTTCATCACGGCGGGATAATACTGCGTCTCAGCGGTTGGTTCCGCTGACTGTCGTTTCCTGGTTTCAGCCACGACTACAGTCTACCACAGCCGTTTGGCACCGAGGAAATCACGAATGGGGGCGTACACCCACCTCCGCGAGTCTCCACGAAACGTCCCTGATCGACGTGGTACCTGCCCCGACATGGTACTAGTTGCATCGGGGGTGTACCGCTATGGCGTACCGACCTTAGATCGGCGCGATCGAC